AGCCGTGTCAGTATATCTAAGCAACGGAGTAGTTCTAACTGTCAACGCGGTTGATCTCTCTACTCTAGTCACAAGCGTCACCCTAAATCGTACATTCGATGAGCTTGAAGTAACTGCAATGGGCGATAGCGGACACAAGTTCGTTAAAGGCCTAGAAGCATCTTCAATCACAATCGACTTTCTCAATGATGAAGCAACATCTAAGACACTTCAGACATTGAACTCAGTTCTCGGAACTAACACGACAGTAACAGTCAAGCAGACTTCTGCTGCTACTTCAGCGACTAACCCACTTTACACGATGACATGCTTGGTCAATAACATCACACCTATCAATGGTGCAGTTGGCGATCTATCAACACAGTCAGTAACTTGGAACGTATCTGGTACAGTCGTAGTCACAACCTCATAATCTAACTGAACAAAGGGGCACAGCATGGCAAAGTTAATAGTCACGATGGCAGACAACAGCGTTACCGAGATCGAGATCACTCCTCGATTAGAGTACGCGTTTGAGCTATATGCTAAAAAGGGATTTCACAAAGCGTTCCGCGATGATGAGAAGCAATCAGATGTTTATTGGCTTGCATGGGAAGGCCTTCGGTTAAGTGGAACCGTAGTCAAGCCATTCGGCGCAGACTTTCTTGAAACTCTAAAGAGTGTCGAGGTTGCAGAGTCTGACCCTTTGGCCTAGGCAGGGATAGCATCCACTATCTCATCGCTCGCTTGAGCATTGAGACGGCTATCCCTCCACAATCTTTAATAGATTTAGATCCATCGATGCTTCAGATGCTACTTAAAGCGCTGAAGGATAGAGCAAAGGAGCAGGCAGATGCCTACAGAGCTAAAAGGCGCTAGTGCGCTTCGCAAGGCTCTTAAGCAATTCTCGCCTGATCTTGACAAAGAGACTCGTGATGAGATGGTCGGATTCCTTAAGCCAGTAGTAAAAAAGGCTAGGGGATTTCTTCCATCTAATTCAGAGGCTCCATCTGGATTCGTAAAGCATGAAGTAAAGACCGCAAAGTTCCCGATGTACGATGCCGCTGAGGCACGTCGAGGAATTGGATACAAGCTCACACCTACCAAGCCTAATCGCCAGGGCTGGGTGCAGTCCGTATCGATCCATAACAAGACGGCGGCAGGCGCAATCGTTGAGACTGCTGGTCGGAAGTCTGGAATGACAGGCAACTTCTCTCCAAGATTTCAAGGTTCATTTGCTGGCCGCAACAAGATGCAAGGTCGTGCAATGTTTAAGGCTTACGACCAGGATCAAGGCAAGGCCAAGCTCGGAGTTATCCGAGCCTTAGAGAAGGCCGCCGCTAAGTTTAACGCGAAAGGCAATAACAATGGCTGAGTTACGGATTCCGATTGTCGTCGAGAATAAAGGCAAGAAAGCACTCGGCGACACGAGCAAAAGCGTTAGCGCCCTTGATAAGGGAGTAAAGCGATTAGGCAAGAGTCTCCTCGCAGTATTTGGAGCCCAGCAGCTTCTAAAGTTTGCTAAGAACGCATCGAAGGCATTCATCGAAGATGAGAAGGCCGCCAATCGCCTTGCCTTAGCAGTTAAGAATCTAGGCCTAGAGTTCGAGACTCCACGCATCGAGCGTTATATTTCTGATCTATCAAGAATGTCTGGCGTTACCGATGATCAATTGCGTCCAGCGATGCAGCGTTTATTGCAGACTACTGGCTCAGTTACTAAGGCTCAAGAGTTACTCACTCAGGCAACGGACATCGCCGCCGGGTCTGGCGTCGATTACGAAACAGTTGTCAATGACTTAAGCATGGCCTACGTTGGTCAGACTCGTGGACTTCGCAAGTATTCACTAGGACTTTCTCAAGCCGAACTCAAGACCATGAAGTTTGCAGATGTTCAAGAACGACTCAATAAGCAATTCTCTGGCGCTAGTGCAGAATTCTTGACTACTTATGCTGGCAAGTTACAGCTCATCACAACCGCTGCAGGCGAGGCAAGCGAGACAATCGGTAAGTCATTGGTCGAGTCTCTCGTGTCAGTATTTGCGGCAGGTGACACAACACAATTTGTAAACCAGATCGATACCCTTGCAACCAAAATTGCAGATACAGTCTCAGCAGTAGTATTTGGATTTCAGAAATTATACGTTCTTACTAGCGATCGTGCCATCCTTGCTAGCTTTAATCCTTTTGATGACTATGAAAAGAATGCTTTAGCCGCCATTGAGGCAGCAGAGAAGGCCGCCAAGTTTAGACGTAACATGCCATCAAGCGGCTACCTGGGTTCACAACCTATGGGTATCTATGAAACATCTGCGCAGATTGCAGCTCGTAAGAATGCAGAAGCGGCGGCGGCGAAGCGCGCCCGTGAGTTAGCAGCACTTCAGAAAAAGACTCTAAATACACAGAAGCAGTCGCTTGCCTTACAGAAGGCCTCAAAGACTCTTAACCTTGAAGCCATCGGTATCGAAGCAGCTCTTAAAGGTCAAATAAGCGAGACTGATCGCCTGTCTTTATTACTTCAGAAGTCTATTCTTGAAGGTAATGCAAGTCTTGCCACTTCTTTATCTGATCAATTAGGCGCAGCAGTCAAGCGCAATAACGATTTACAGGCAGCGCTTATCGCTACTCCTGAGGCTCCAAATCCTTACCGCAATTGGACGTTACCTTCAGAACTTCTTAACTACACAGCAACATCTTTAGGCGTATCAGTAGCACAATTACAAGCTGCGCCAGTAGCCCCATCATCGACCTTCTCAGACGCTCAGATGGAACTTATGGCAGCCGTCAACTCATTCCAGGGGGCTAATCAAGCCGCAGTCAATGTTGAGGTTTACCTCGATGGCGACATCGTAGGCAGCGCAGTACGCGATTCTACGATTAATCAGTCACTCTCTGGATCATTTAGCCAAGTAAATCGAGGCGGAAGATTCGCGACTAGGCCAGACGAAGGATGACACTACCAGCTACGATTTCGGTCTCCTTTGACTTTAGCCAGGGTGCTACCTTTGGCTTAGGCTTTGTCATTGGCGATTCTATAAATGGAGTTATCGGGACAAGTCAATTTGGAGATTCTCCAGTCGCAACACCGACGATCGATCTTAGTTCACAGACTCGTCAAATTAAGATTAGTCGCGGCCGTAATATCATGCGCGATACTTATGAGGCAGGTAATTGCACAGTCCGAGTCATCGATCAAGACGGCTCGTTCAATCCACAGAATCCTGCCAGTCCTTATTTTGGCTACCTCACTCCGCTTCGCAAGGTTCGTGTAGCCGCAACTACGGCCACGGCTCAATCTTTTCTATTTTCTGGCTATGTGACGGACTATAAATACACCTATCCGACTGGTCAGGAATTAGGTTATGTCGATCTTATCTGTGCAGATGCCTTTCGCCTTTTCGCTATGGCTAACGTATCGACAATAACTGGAGCAACAGCAGGGCAAACGACAGGGACACGCATTGGTAAAATTCTAGATCAGGTGGACTTTCCATCGTCAATGAGAATTATTGACACAGGATCTACAACAGTTCAGGTCGATCCCGGCACTAATCGATCAAGCTTATCGGCATTGCAGGTGGCCGAATTTACGGAACAGGGAGCGTTCTATGTACTCCCAGCAGGAGAAGTAGAATTTAAGGATCGCGCAGATGTAGTCTCATCACTAGCTGCTACACCGATTGAGTTTAATCAAACTACAGGAATTCCTTACTCAGACCTTAAATTTGCTTTTGATGACAAGCTCATTATCAACAATGCAACCATGACGAGGGTTGGTGGCACTACTGTCTCATCAAGTGACGCAGACTCTATCGCCAAGTATTTCCCTCATGGCATGAACGTCGAAAATCTAATCGCGCAGACAGACGCGCAGGTTCAGGATATTGCTGACATTTATGTAGCCACTCGCAGAGAGACAGCCATCCGCATCGATGCCATGACTGTCGATCTAATTGATCCAGATGTTCCGACTGACACGATGATCGGTCTTGATTACTTTGACAACGTCAAGATCACTAACGTCCAGCCAGATGGCTCGACAATCGTTAAGACTTTGCAGGTGCAGGGCTTAGCATGGGACATCACCCCAAATAGCATGAAATGTACAGTTACAACACTTGAGCCAATAGTCGAAGGCTTCATCATAGGCTCATCGACTTACGGTATAATCGGACAATCCATACTGGGATACTAGGAGAAAACAATGGCAGCAGGTCTAGGATATAAAGAGTTTACGACTGGAGACGTCTTAACGGCGGCAGACGCTAACGGCTATCTAGCCTCTCAGGTGGTCATGGTCTTTGCCAGCGCCGCAGCTCGTACCTCTGCAATCGCCTCACCTCAAGAGGGCATGATCTCCTTCCTCAAGGACACTAATTCGACTGAGTATTATTCAGGTTCAGCATGGGTCGCCATTGGCGGCAGCGCTTCACCATTGACGACTAAGGGTGATCTTTACGGATTCTCTACAGTAAATGCTCGTGTTCCAGTAGGCACAAATGGCCAAGTTTTGACAGCAGATTCGACAGCTGCAACTGGCGTAGCCTGGGCTGCGGCTTCGGGTGGCGGAATGACCTTGTTATCAACTACAACTCTTAGCGGAGCATCGACCACAATTAGCAGCATCTCAGGTTCTTACAATCGACTTATTGCTTACATTTATGGCGTAGCAAATGCGTCTGCAAACTATCTTTTTTCAATTCAGCCAAATGGCACGGCAAGCCTTGCATATTATCCAAATCATTCCAATGTGAATAACACATATAATACCGATAAGAATACAAATGCTGACATATATGGCAACGCTACATCTTCACAAGGCAGCACTGATAATAGCACAGTTTTGGTTATTGACAATTATGCATCAACTTCAGCGTACAAGCCATTTCAGTACACAGGTTTTATTACCGCAACTGCTGGAGATTATGGATTCACGTCATCAGGCGGAATCAAAACGAATAGCGCAATTTCATCTCTAAAATTCGTTCCATCAGCAGGAACTTTTAGCGCAGGTACAGTCCTACTTTACGGAGTTAAATAATGACAAATCCCATGATAAGAATCCATGACATTGCAACAGGTGAGGTTGTCGATCGTGAGATGACTGCCGCTGAAGCGGCTGAGCATGCAAAATCAGAAGCAAAGTTTTTAGCAGACGAGCAAGCGAAGGCTGGCAAGGAAGCAGCTAGAGCTGCGCTACTCGAGCGTCTAGGCATGACAGCCGATGAAGCAGCACTTTTACTTGGATGAAGCCTAGACTCTCAAAGTCTGCAATCCAATTAAGAGAGCAGATCGATGATGCATTCCCCGGTCGAGATAGAACTTCAGACGGCTGGATCGGCGATACAAGACACGCTGCTCGCAAGTCTGATCATAATCCAGATGCACAAGGCTGGGTTCGTGCCATCGACATTGAC